TATAATAGTTATGGGGATGATAAGGAGAAGCAGATAATAGCTGATTTGTTTGATGGTCAGAAGTGGAAGCCTGATGCAAAGGTTAAGGCGGCTATGAGTAAATTTAAGGAGCTACAAGTAACTTATAGCATGAAGCACTTATTTTCAGTACGTAGGGCATTAGATAGCCTTACAGACTATTATAATAGCATTAAATTTGACCCTAAAAACCCTGGTGATTATGACCCTGTAAAGGTAGGTAAGAGTATAGAGAAGACAGATGAGTTGTTAGCGAATATATCGAAGTTAGAGGATAGGGTATTTAAGGAGTTAGAGGATAAGGAGAGTGGCATACGAGGAGGAGGAGGTATAGGATTATTTGAGTTACCTGAAAATGTTTAGTATTATAAATATAGCAGCAAAAGATATAGTGCCTCATTGGAATTTTCTAATGGGGTATTATGTTTATAGATTATTATGGCAGAATATGATTTAAATATAAGTGAAGAGGATGTGTTATTGTGGACACCTCAACCATTGAGTAATGTAGATGATTTTAGGGCATCAGCATTACACTTTAAGGATTATGGTAGATATACTAATTATCCGAGGAATGAGAATCCATTGAGTCCATATTATAGATTTTGGAGAGAAGAGTTACGTAGATGTATAGAGGGGTATCATATAGGCAAGGATTGGATTCCCGGATACTTTTATTATTATCTTAATTATTCGAGGATAGACTTTGTAAAGACTAAGGAGATAGGAGGTATAGTAACAAAGGTTAGGGAGGAGGATTTCCCTGCTATGTATGATATTGACAGGGATTACTTTTTATATTTAGATGAGTGTGAGAAGGCAGGGAGACATGCTGTAGTGTTGAAGGCACGTAGGAAGGGTTATTCATTTAAAGGGGGGGCTATGTTGGCAAGAAACTACCATTGTATTCCCGGAAGTAAGTCTTATGCTTTTGCAGCTAGTAAGGATGATTTATCAAAAGATGGATTACTTACTAAGGCTTATCAGACTATAGACTTTGTTGACCAGCATACAGAGTTTTCAAAGAGGAGGAGTATAGACCAGTTGATGCATAAGAAGAGTGGTTTTAAGAGAAAGCTTAATGGTGTAGAGAGTGAATATGGATTTAAGTCAGAGGTTATAGGATTGACCTTTAAGAATAACCCGGAAGTAGGTAGGGGTAAGGCAGGTAAGTTGATACTATGGGAGGAAGCAGGAAGGTTTCCTAATCTATTAAGAAGTTGGAGGATAAGTTTATCATCATTAAGGCAGGGTAAGGATGTGTTTGGGTTATCAATAGCTTTTGGTACAGGAGGTAGTGAGGGTTCTGATTTCGAGGCACTTGAAGAGATGTTTTATAGTCCTGAAGCATATGAGATATTACCAAGAAAGAATATATGGGATGATAATGCTATAGGAACGCCATGTGGATTTTTTGTTAGTGATGCAGTAGGATTACAGGGGCATCTTCATGAAGGTACAGATAAGTTTGGTAATAGTGATGTAAGAGGTGCATTAGATGATATAAAAGAGGAAAGAAGGATGTTGGCAGAAAAGAGTAGTAACCCTGCTAATTTTATTAGAGCAATAGCAGAGCATCCTATAAAGCCACAGGAAGCTATATTGAGGATAGGTAATACTGCATTTCCTGTAGAAGATTTAAAACAGATAAGAGCGAGATTGATAAGTCATCCGGAGGAAGTATTAGATAAAATACTTGTAGGAAAGTTAGTTTTGAACCATAATGGAGATAAGGCTAATTTTGTTCCTGATGGTAACTTAGAAGTATTAAATGAGTATCCTATCAGAAAAAACATGATGAAGACTGATGGAGCTGTATGTATATATGAACTACCTATAAAGAATCCTGATGGTGAGATACCATGGGGGCGTTATATAGCAGGTACAGACCCTTACAGGCATGACCAGACAGCAGGGGATTCAGTAGGGGCTACTTATGTATTAGACCGTATGACAGACCGTATAGTAGCTGAATATATAGGAAGACCATTGACTACAAAGATACATTATGAGAATATAAGGAGATTAATGATGTTTTATAATGCAGTAAATAATCATGAGAACGATGTTAAGGGTATGAGGGATTACTTTGAGCAGATGCATTCATCACATTACTTGTATGATATTCCTAATTGTATTAAGGACAAGATAGATAGTCAGTCTACAATGAGTAGACCTAAAGGTACTCCCGGTACAATATCTATAAATAGTTATGCAAGGGATTTGATAGCTAATTATTTATGGACAGCTACATCCGATGGTAAATTTAATATGCATACTATAAGGAGTATAGGATTGTTAGAAGAGATGATGAAGTGGAATCCTAATAATAACTTTGATAGGGTTTCGGCTTTAGGTATGTTGATGATAATAAGAGAAGATAAATTAAATATAGATATAGATATAACAGAGAAGCATAATGTACGAGCAATGGATAATGTATGGAGAAATGCTTATCATGGTAAAAAAAGTATGTATTAACAATTAAAATATAAATTATGAGTAATATTAAGACTATTCCTTCACAGATGAAGACTATCAAGCAAAAGACTAAAAATTGGGCTAAGGAGACAATGGATGCCTTGGTAGATTTGAATGGTTATGATTCTGATATAATAAGAGGAAATATAAGGAGTAAGATAAGAAACTATAGAGAATTTAATGGACATATTGATGAAAAGGATATTATAGATAATCTTAATCCATTAGGGTTACAAGGAAAGATACCTGCAAAGATACAGAACCATCCAATAGAGATAGGTAAGTTTAATGTTTTACTTGGTGAAGAAAGTTTACGTAAGTTCGATTGGCAAGTAAAGACTGTTAATGCTGATGCAGTAAGTAATAAGTTAGCAGAGAGGAAAGAGATGGCTTTAGCTACTATTAAAGAAGTAATAAATAATAGTAACATGAGTCCTGAAATGATAGAGAAGAGATTAAAGGAGCATGATAGATATGTTAATTATGAGTATAGAGACTTTCAAGAAGTAACAGGAGAGAGGGTGCTTAAATACTTAGAAAAGAAATTAGATTTAAAGTATTTAACTAATAGAGGTTTCTTAGACAAGCTATTAAGTGCTGATGAGATATATAGAGTAGATATAATAGCTAATAGTCCTCATGTAGTTAAATGCAATCCTACGGACTTAGTAACACTTGGTACAAGTAGATATATTGATGATAAAGATGTAGTGATAGAGAGAACAAGGATGTCTATAAATGAGGTTCTTGATAACTACTATGAATGGCTTACTGATAAGGATGTAAGAAGGTTAGAGGAAGCTTCTAAAGGCTTTAATAAAGTAACAAATGCATTAGACCCAAAAGGAAGCTTTACTGTAGATAATGACAATAATATATTTACATCTGCTGTAAGCGAGAGTGGTATTTTTAATGTATCAGAATCAATGGTAGATGGTTTTGGTAACTTAATGATAGACGAGGATGGTAATTTTATTGTTACAAGGATAGTATGGGCTTCAATGAGGAAAATACTTATATTACATTATCCAAATGAATATGGAGAGATGATGGAGAGAGAAGTAGATGAATCATATCCTGTAAATAAAGATGCAGGAGAATGGGCAGAGACAAAGTGGATAAAGGAATATTGGGAAGGAACAAAGATAGATGATATTTATATTAAGATACAACCAAGACCTATACAGTATAGAGAGATGGAGAATGTATCTATATGTAAGAATGGTTATGTTGGAACAACAAGCTCTATTAATGATATGGAGTCTGTATCTATTTATGATAGGATAAGACCTATAAAATATTTATATAATATTTATTCAGCAAGGCTAGAGCTTGCTTTTGCAAAAGACAAAGGACCTATTAAGGAGCTAAATTTATCAACGATTCCTGATGGTTGGGAAACAGATGAATATTTGTATTACTTAGATGTGCTTGGATATCATGTATCAGACCCATTTACTATTCAGAAGAAAGGAGCAGCACAAGGTAAGATGGCAGGTCAGTTCAAT